GCGAAGAACGCGACCACGCCGGGTTGGAAGGTCACGACCGGAGCCGGAGCGACCGCGCTCGGCGTCGGCCGATTCACGTAAACCGGGGGACCCATGACGAAGAGAAAATCAGCACGCAAGAAGACCGCCCGAGCGGCGACGACGGCCGCGGGCGCATCGGGCGCCACGGCCGCAGCCGCGGCGGGCAACGCACCGAAGAAAGCCGCGGGCAAGGGCGGGCCCTTCAAGGTCCGCGCGACCCAGCCGGGCTTCTACGACAACATTCGGCGTCGCGAGGGAAACGTGTTCACCATCCAGAACGAGGGCGAGTTCTCGACGGTGTGGATGGAGCGCGTTTCCAAGAGCACGCCGGAGAAGACGACGACCGGGCAGGAGGAGATCAACCGGCAGCACGACGAGGTCCTGAGCGACAAGCTCGCGGGCAAAGCGACGAGCGGGGCGAATCCTCTCGGCGCCGAGTAATTCAACCCAGCAGGTAAGGCACACGCGCGGGGGCCTTCGGGCTCCCGCGTAGCGTGAGGGGATCGTTCTGCGATGGCAAAGACTCAATACCTCGAATACACGATCGCGCTTACCGACATGGCCGTCGTCGAGGCACAACAGGCGTTGCATCCAGACGGGATCCGCATGGCGCCCCAAGAAGCCGCGCTCACGTATAGCGCGTTTCTACTGGTGCCGGGGAACACCTGGACGCCGCCGCCGCACATCACTTCGCCGTGGTTCATGGGGTCAGGCGGGCCGGGTTCGCAGTATCCGACCGGCGTCGCGACGTTCACAAAGAAGATCGGCGGCTGGTTTGGGCTGTCGTTCCTGTTCGGCACGGTCGTCACCTACCACTGGGTCGGCAAGTTTCGTTATCTGAGCGGATCGGCTGAGGTCGATGGCGTGATTCCGCCGCCCACGGCGATCGCGAAACGTAAGTTTCTGGTCGGGTTTGAGAGCGGCGATTCACCCGAAATGATGAACGCGGGCAGCGGCGCGGTGAACTGTATGCGCGAGGCGTCGCGGCATGCGGACGGGATGGGTTACTACTACGCGAGCAGCTCCGAATACATTGTCGCCGTCACGCAATCGGGCGACGCCGCCGCGAATAAGCAATGGGATCGGTTCTACTTCAAGGTGATCAGCGAGGCGAATCTGACGTCGCGCATGTGGCGCGTCAAGCTCGCGGGCGGCGCGTTCCGCGGCGCGTCGCTGAACTTCTCCGTCGATCGGCGTCTCGTCGTTCACAACATCAGCGACGCCGGGCTCGAAACGCCGATCGGCACGTCGTCGGCGCAATACGAGGTCGGCCGCTGGTATAAGTGCGACATTCTCACCGAAGTGAAGATCGGCGGCAATGTTCGCGTCTACATCAACGGCGTGCTGGTCATTACTGCGCTCGGCGTCGGCAGCGGCGCGAACGGCGGCATCAACAACACCGACACGATCACGAATGCTTACATCGGCGGCGGCGGCGCTGGATCGACGACGGATACCTTCCAGTGTTATTTCGACGACTGGATCGGCGCCGAATGGCCGAGCGCGACGGGCCTCTCACTCGGCAGCAAGGATTGGGTCAACGGCTCAAAAGTGGTGCTCACCCCGGCAAACGGCGTCGCGACCGGGAACGCCTGGCTCGGCGACTATCGCATGGTGCATGGTCATCACAATCCGCCGATGGTGGGCGTGGGCGGCGGGAACGTGATGACTTCGATCGTGAGCGGCGACGCGCTCCGGCTCACTGTGTCGAATGATGCAATTAATCAGGTGCCGGGCACGATCGGCGTCGTCGCGTTCATGGTGGCGTATTTCGGCAAACAGGCAACCGCGGGCGTCGGCACGCTCGGATGGAAGTTCGACGGCCTGATCGATCTCGCGTCGCAGGCGAACCTCACGGAAACGACGACAAATAATTGGAGCCGCCGATGGTATCGCCCCTCTGGGTCCAATGATCCGATCGCGGATCTGGCGCCGTTCGAGCTGCACAAGATCAAGGCCGCAAACGTCAACCAAGCCGATTGTTACGCCTTCGTGTTGATCGCTGAGCACATCGGCGTCTTCGGAGACTGCGACGTAAAGGCCGATGACGCCGCCGCCGTGCCGGAGGGACTCCCGGCGCCGGTCCACGGGATACATATGGGGCCGTATCCGACGACGGCCTGGGCCCGATCGCGCGTCGCGCCGGTATCGCCCGTGATCATTCACACGGGCACCTATACCGGCAACGGCACAATTCAAGAACTGCAATTTCGGGCGCCCGTGACGTGGATGATGATCCGCCGCGTCCCGAGCGTCGGCACGGGCGGGTTCTGGTGGACTTCTCTAGCAGGCTTTCACCCGGAAGGCGAGCAAGCGATCCAGCCGATGCTCACGGCCCTGATTGATCCGAGCCTCGTCGCGTCCGGCGTCGAGGACGCTCAGGAGCAACGGACGATCGTTCGCATCGACGGCACGCATTCGCAAATGAACACCGCGGCGATCGCGTATCAATACGTGGCGTTTGAAGATCCCGGCTGTCGCTACATGATCAACGGCGGCTTTCACGCGCTCTCGTCGGCGTTCGCGACGAAGGCGCTTCAGTTGGCCGGACACTCGGCGTTCGTGCCGCGGTGGACGTTTGCACATTGCGAGCTGCATTCGACCACTTCGACGACGTATGAACGCGCGTCGAAGGGACCGGGGCACGCGGTCGGCGCCGCGAGCGTAATGAACGTCGCCGAATCCGCGGCCGGGTGGACGCACGATGTCGGCGGGCTCACGGCCGATGATCTTCTGATGGATACGGCGGTCGGCCAGAACAAGCCGTGGAGCGCGTGGCGGAGCGACGATCAAAGCAGTGATCCGAACAAGCTCGGCGTCGTTGCGATCGGGACGTATATCGGCGACGGCGCCGCGTCGCGAACGATTAACTTTGCGACGACCGGAACGAAACGGCCGGTCTACGCGATCGTGCAACCACTCAACGCGACAGCGATTCACCGCGATCCGTCCCACACGACGAATACCTCGACGACGATGAGCACCGGAGCGAGCACGGCCACGGGCATCACCGCGGGCGGCGTCGATTCATTCACGGTCGGCGTGACGCTCAACGCGAACGGCATCGTCTATAACTATTTCGTGCTGATCGGCAGTGCGACGGCCGGGAATGGGGGCTGGTCGATCGATGGGGAATTTGCGCTCGTCGAACCCGACTCGCCCGAAGACGGAGATTGGGACATATCGGACCCGGACGACCCCGACGTGCCGGTCGAGGATCCCGATCCCGATCCGGGCCCGAGCGACGAAGACGATTGCGACGCGGGCGAAGTGTGCGTCGCGGCGACGACGCGCATTGTCAACGAGGCACTCCTCGAGATCGGCTCGACGAAAGTGCTCTCGAACTATTGCACTCAAGACACGATCGAAGCGCAGACCGCGCGCATTCTTTACGAGCCGAGCGTTCGCTCGACGCTGCATGCGTTCCCCTGGCCGTTCGCGACAAAGTATGCGGTCCTCGCGCTCGCGGCGACGCAGCCGACCGATCAGGACTGGGCCTTCGCGTATCGACAACCGATCGATTGCATCTTCGAGCGGCGGATCGTCGTCGCACGCGGGCCGGGCGTGGATCCGAAGGGCCCGCCGTTCGAGTTGTCGAGCGACGCCAGCGGCGGATTGATCTTCACGAACGAGCCCGCGGCCGTCCTCGAATACACGATGCGCCCGAGCTGTGTCGCGTTCACGGGCGATGCTCTGTTCCGCGAGGCGTTGAAATGGCACCTCTCCGCGGCGATGGCTCCGCCCGTGACGCGCATGGCCGACAAGGCGAAATTCTGCCGCGAGCAATTCGATATCTGTATTGCTCGCGCGAACGCGATCGTTCGACCGGACGATCCGGGCCTTCGCGTGACGCCGACCTGGCAGGGGACCGAAGGCGGCGCCGGGTGTATGACGGCAAATATCGGCGTGGTGAATCTGGCCCTGATGCGGATCGGGTGCAACACGATCGCGAACCTGACGACGGACCAAAGCCGCGAAGCCACGTCGGCGAACCTGATCTTCGAGCATGAACTTCGCGCGACGCTCCGCGATTACCCGTGGAAGTTCGTCAAGCGTTACGACGAAGCTCTCGCGCTCGTCTCGGGGACCGACACGGTTCCGGCGAACCCGGACTGGCAATACGCTTACCGGCTCCCGGCCGATTACGTCATGGTGCGGCGCCTGGTCACAGAGGGGACCGGGCGATCGTTCGAGCGCGAGCCGAAGACCTGGGAAGCCGGGACCGATGCGGTCGGGCCGTTGCTGTTCACGAACGAGATCGATCCGAAGCTCGAATACACGGCGCGGATCGCGTGCGTGTGCCTGCGCGGTGATGACCTGTTCCGCGACGCGCTCGCGTGGCGGATCGCGGCATCCCTCGCGCCGAGCTTGGCGCAAGTCGATCCCGAGCGGCCCGAGCAGCCCGGCCGGACGCCGGAGCACCCGCCCGATAACGCTCAGCGGGTGAGCCACAGGCCCAACAAGGCCGCGGCTCGCCAAGCGGCGGCGCGGTATGCCTTCGCCCGATATCTCGCCGTCCTGGGCTTCGCACGGGCTCAGGATGCCAACGAGGCCGAGCCCGAGGCAGACGGCGACGCCGAATGGATTGAAGGGCGGTCCTAACCGTGCCGATGGACCGCCCGGAAAGCGTGATCCAGCGGGGCTTCTCCGCGGGGGAGCTGGCGCCCGTGATGCACGCCCGCGCCGATTCGCCGCGGTATGCGGACGGCCTTCGGACGTGCCGGAACTTCATCGTTCTGAGGCATGGCGCGGTCGCCAACCGGCCGGGCTTTCGGTTCATTGCCGAATGCAAAACGGCAAGCTCGAACGTCCGGCTCCAGCGGTTCGTGCATTCGACGCCGAACGAATCGATCCTGATCGAGGTCGGCGTTTCTTATTTCCGGTTCTACAAGAACGGCGCGCGGATCGAGCTATCGGGCCCGGCGACGGCGTGGAGCGCGGTAACAAACTACGTGCCCGGTGATCTCGTCGAGGACGGCGGGATCAATTACTACGCGGTCGCGGCGAGCTTGAATCAGCTTCCGCCGAATGCGACGTTCTGGCATCCCCTCGACGGCCTGATCTACGAAGTGCCGCACACCTACACAACCGCGGGCCTGATCGGCGGGTGGGAACAAAGCGGCAACGTGATCACGATTACGCATCGGCTCCACGATCCGCGCGAGCTGGTTTACTTCAGCGATACCAATTGGGTGCTTCGCCTGGCCGACACAGAGCCGAGCGTCCCCGCGCCGACGAACCTCGTTCTCACGCCGAACGCGGGCGCCGGTTTGGTTACGCGCGTCGCCTACGTCATCACGGCCGCGGCCCTGGGCACCTACGAAGAGTCGCTGGTGTCGAACATCGTCAGTGATCCCGCGAATCCGTATCCGATGGTGGACGCGCCAAACCTGTTGACGTGGGACGCGCCGACCGATCCGGTTGAGGAGTATTACGTTTACAAATCGATCAACGAGAACGGCGTGTTCGGCTACATCGGCACGGCGAAAGGCGCGGAGGAATTTCGCGACGGCGGGCTGACGCCGAACGGCATGGGCGGGATCGAACCCGATTACACGGTCACGCCCCCGATCGATCGAACGCCGTTCGTGAGCGCGGACACCCGGCCGCATGTCGCGACGCACTATCAGCAGCGCCGGTTCTACGGTGGCAGCAACGCGACGCCGGACGGGATCGAAGCGTCGCGCGTCGGGTTCGTGAATAACTTCGGGATCAGCTCGCCCCTTCAAGACGACGACGCCTTGTCGTTCCGCATGATCGGCAAGCAACAGCACGCGATCCGGCACATGCTCGGCCTGAAGCGGCTCCTCGTTTTCACGGACGGCGGGATCTGGACGGTCGGCCGACCGAACGAACCGCTTACGCCGGGCACGCTCGGCGCCGATCAGGAAACTTACGCGGGCGTCGCGGCCGACGTGGTGCCGGTGGCGATCGGAAACTCCGTGATCTACGTGCAGGCCCGCGGCTCATTGGTGCGCGACGTCCGATTCGATCAGGAGGTCGAGGGTCTGAACGGCCAAGACCTGACCCTGTTCGCGTCGCATCTCTTCGACGGCCACG